TGCCGTTACGAAAGCTATGAAGTCTATTGGGTGTGTGGATGATTCCATTGCCTCTAGTGTATCAGAAAAAGTGACTGATAGCCTCAACGGTAACAAAGAAATTTCTGTTGAAGAGATTCAAGATAGAGTAGAAAATGCTCTAATTCAGCTTGGTAACGCTAAACTTGCTAAAGCTTATATATTGTATAGAGCAGAACGGGCACAAGTTCGTGGTTTTAGAGAAGCCATTGGTGTAGAATCTGATGATTTGAAGTTGGGCATGAATGCCTTAGCATTGCTTGATAAGAGATACCTAAAGAGCTTCAATGGTAAAAAAGAATCGCCATCTCAGATGTTCAAGAGAGTGGCGAAGCATGTAGCTTCAGTAGAGAAGAAATGGGGTGGTGACCCCGACTACTGGAGTAAAGTTTTTTATAACTTAATGGCTAACCAGATGTTTCTTCCTAACACGCCATGTCTTGCCAACGCAGGAAACAAGGATTTGAATTACCTGTTTGCTTGCTATGCGTTTGAAGTTGGTGACTCTATGGAAGACATCTTACAGACCGCAAAAGATTGTGGTATGGTGCAGAAGACTGGTGGTGGTGTCGGTCTAAATATCTCTAAATTAAGACCTTCTGGTGACAAGGTTAAGTCAACCGAGGGTGTTGCTAGTGGACCTATTGACTTTATGAGAATTTATGATACCATTAGCGATGTTATTAAGCAGGGTGGAATTAGACGTGGTGGTAATCTAGGTTTATTGCTAGTAAACCATCCAGACATCATAGACTTTGTTAAGTGTAAGAACGATGAAACACATCTAACCAATTTTAATATTTCAGTTGCCATGACCGATGAGTTTATGCGCTGTGTGGAATCTGGTGAAGATTTCGAGCTTGTAAACCCTAAAGATGGCAAGGTATCAACTAAAGTAAACCCAAGACACTTATTCCGCTTCATAGCCGAATCTGCTTGGCGGAATGGAGAGCCTGGGTTTGTTTTTTGGGATAAAATAGAAGAAGATAACCCCACTCCAAAGCAAGGACATCTTATTAAGAATCTTTGTGGTGAGCAGGATTTACTCCCCTACGAAGCGTGTTGTTTGGGTTCTATAAACTTGGTAAAGTTTGTTGAGGATGGTCAAATAGTTTATAACTCGCTCAGGAAGGTCGTTCACCACGCTGTCAGATTCCTTGATAATGTTATTGAAGCGTCCGATTATCCTTTGGACAAGATTAGCGATAAGGTACACAATAACCGCAAAATTGGTTTGGGTGTTATGGGATTCGCTAATATGCTGTTTGAGTTAGGTATACCTTATGATTCAGACGAGGCTGTTAATGTGGCTGATGATGTCATGAGTTTTATTAGTAACGAAGCTAAGAAAGCCTCAGCTAAACTAGCTGATGACAGGGGGGATTTTACCGCTATTGCTGATTCCATTGTGAAGTCTCCTAGACGTAATGCTACGCTTACTACTATAGCTCCTACTGGTAGTATCAGTATAATAGCTGAGACATCTAGTGGTATAGAACCAATATTTGCTGTAGTTTATCAGAAAACTAATATCCTTGAAAACAATACGTTTTTTGAGGTTAATCCAGTGTTTGAAAGTATTGGTAAACGTGAGGGATGGTATTCTCCTCAACTCATTAATAAGATTATAAAGAATGGTGGCAAAGTTTCTGGAGTAGAAGAAATACCTGATAAGTGGCAGAAGGTGTTCAGAACAGCACTTGAGGTAACTCCAGAGTGGCATGTGAAAATGCAAGCGGCATTTCAACGTAATGTTGATAATGCTATCTCAAAGACAATCAATATGCCTTATGAAGCTACTGTAGAGGACGTTGAGAGTACAATACTACTGGCATACAGACTCAATCTAAAGGGTCTCACTGTATTCCGCAATCAAAGCAGGACAAAGCAGGTTCTCGAAACATTGTGTCCAGAGTGCGAGGATGGTTCTTGTCCGATAGTCCCACCTGAAGAAACCGCACAATAGCGATTGGTCATTATTGTAGGAGATTGCTATGTCTAGAGTTGTCCCAAGTGTTACGGCTGAAAAGCCATACTTTGATAGTTTGGATATAATGGATAAGTGTTGTTCAATCTGTGGTCGTAGACTAAACACTATTGCAAATATTTGGTTTTGTAGTAGGTGTTATAACGACTGGAAGGAAGCTATATTAGGAAAAGAACCTTGGGTTATCTACCTCAGAAAATTGGAGCAAGCTAGAAGGTATAAAATTAAGACCATGAAGGATTTGGGTATAAAATTAGTTTATCTTGGTGTTGAGTGGGATATTGATGAGAATGGTAACCTAGTTCATAGGGATAGGTATAATCAGAATGGGTAGGAAAAAGAAAGGTTCTGCTTTACAAGAGAAGATTGATACTTACTTAGAAGAGTACGAGCTTGATGACCTTAATCAAGCTAATGATATGGCGGCTCTTACTCAGATGTGCCAGCTAGAGTTGAACATAGAGAAGATACAAGAAGCTCTCGATGGTCTAAACTACAAATCTGGTACTGGTAAGAGTGTTGATTCTAAGATGATAAGGGAACTCCATAGTGCTCTTCGTGACGCTAACCAAAATTGGGTAACTCTACAGCAGGAACTCGGTATCAATAGAAAGAAGAGAAAGAGTGACAGTGAAGAATCTCCTCTTCAGTACATAGACAGACTGCAAACACAAGCTAAAAAGATTATAGATTCTAGGTTTACCGCTTTTGTTTGTCCTAACTGTGGTCAGATTCTCGGTAAATACTTCTTTTATGTCACTGAAAAGCAAGAGGGTGGCTCTATTGACACAGAGGGTAAGGAAATAGAAAAGTACAAGTATACTATTCGTCACGAGTGCTGGAAGTGTGGAAAGGTTGCCGAGCATTCAAATGAAAGTATTGTTATTGCTGAATCATGAAAGAGAAAATAAGTTTTAGTGAAGGTGACCTAGCGGTTCTTGAGGTAATCGAAGACCCCGTTCTATGCGCTGAGTTCATTTATAGCACTGACTCCGACTTAGATGAGGGTCGTTACGGTTGGAAATTTGACAACTACCAAAAGAAGTTGCTTACTGATAGTAGTCACTACATTTCAGTGTGTACTGGTCGTGCCACTGGTAAGACCCAATCTCTTGAAGCCAAGATTCTCCAGTTTGCAATAGCCAACAAATATAAAAATGCAAGTTCTAACGAGTTACTGTTGGTAACTCAGAATAAAGCTCAGTTAGAACCTGTATTCATGCGTCTCATTAAGATGCTTAGAACTCATCCTCTATTGAAGTTCTTTGTTGATAGACAGAGTGTTAACATGTCTAATCACGAGGTAAAACTTCTCAATGGTTGCTTAATCAGGTGTCGTATTGTTGGGTCTTCTGGTGATAGCAACGTTATCGGTATGCACGTACCTTGTGTCTTCGTTGATGAGGCTCAGGTTATGAACTACCAAGCATGGAATTCATTGCACCAGGGTATCAACACGTGGGATGAGACCTATCAGGTGTGGGTTAGTGGTGTTCCTAATGGTCTGCGTGAAAAGAATGTGCTATTTGAGTGTGACCAAGTAGATGAGAGATATTCTAGGCACAACCTGTCTCGTCTTAGTAGTCCTAGATATACCAGAGACCAGCATGAGTTTGACTTAAAACAGTATGGTGGCGAGAATGGTGATGACTACGTTCACTTGGTTTTAGGTGAGCATGGTTCACCAGCGTTCTCTGTGTTTGACCGCAAACTAATGAAGATTGAGGACTATCCAGTTATGGTATCAATCCTAAATAACATAACACTAGACCAGCATGACGGTAATTTTAATGAAGTCCTTAGAGCACCAGACTTACCTTATGACGTTCAAAGAAAGTATGATTTAATCGTGGCTGGTATTGACGCTGGTTTCTCAAATGACCCAACTATCATAACTATTTTATGGAGAGATGCTGATACACTGGTATGGAGAGAGTTTGCTAGATTTGAGTTAAGAAGAATAAAGTATCCGATGCAGGCTAAGATTATTGATTGGTTGGATACAATTTATGGTTTTAACATGATAGCCATAGATGCTGGTAGCTCAGGTCTTGCGTTGTGTCAGATATTACAGGATGAAAATGGTGACTTCAAAAACAAGAACTTTACCAAGAGGTTGACTCCTGTAGATTTCCAGGCAAATGTTATTACTGGCTATGACGAGGAAGGTAAGGAAATAAAGGATAGGGTTAGAAAATTCACTATCCAGACGCTCCAGAAGTGGAGTCAGAATGACCAGATTATCGCATTCTCTACTCAGGATGATGAAGTGGTTTCGGAACTTGAAAGAGTTGGATTTACTAGAGATATGCTAGGTCAACCAAAATTCTTTGTCTATTCACCTCAAGGTGGTCAAAAAGGTGAAGACCACATTCTGGCTTCTATACTTACTTGGGTGTATGGGTATTATTATAATTATTATTCACCCGAAAAACCCAAGACTAAGGGAAAGTACAGCGATTTAGCTAAGGGTGGATGGAATCAGAGGTAAGCATGGCTGAAAACAATGAAAAGAAAACAAAAGTAGCTACTGGTGAGAGTAATGATGGAAAGCTGGTTAAAGCTACTGTAAATGTACTGACCGACCCAACTCAAACGGGCTTGGTTTTTACTAATGAAGTTGATAAGTTAGAGATACCTGCCGATTATCATAAACTGATAAAGGTTTGCAGATTTTTCTACAAGCACGACCCAATTGCTGGTACGGTTCTTAACAAAATGGTTGACTGTGCCATCACACCATTGACTAACCGCAAGGGTGAGTGTGATGATGAGGAATATGAAGTTTACAATGCTCTTGCAGATATGCTTCAAGAGTTCTTCAGGAATGCGTGCCTCGAATATCTTCTTTCTGGATTGGTAGTTCCTCATTATGAGTGGACTCGTATGCGTGGTAGTGAATTATCACCTAAACTAAATTCTAGAAGAAGAGTCTTAGTTCCAGATAATGTCTGGTTCAGAGACCCTGCTACCATCACAGTTAAAAACTCACCTGTAATACCTAATAAGAAATACTACTATGTCACAGTGGATGCTAATACCATATCCTTTATTAAGGGTAAGGGCAGACTTCCTGATGGTACTGTTGATAAAGAAACATATGATGAGATGGTAAAGAACTATCCAGAGTTTGTAAAAGCTGTTCAGAACATGAAGGGTACAAAGATGCAAGTTCTTCTTGAGGATGTTAGACCAATTCTTGCTAAGACACTTCCAGAAGACGCTTATCCAGTTCCCTACATGGAGAATGCTCTTGAATCATTGATGCACAAGAGAAACTTGAAGAGAATGGATTACTCCATTACTTCACGTGTTATTGGTGCTATTCAAATGATAAAACTTGGTAATGATGACTACCCATGTACCGATGACATGGATTTTGAGCACATAAAGAATCAGATGAATTACAGGACTTCTGCTGGTAACCAAGAACGTGTGTATCAATTGTTTGCTAACCATACTCTTCAGATTGAGTGGGTATTCCCAAACACTGAAGCCATGTTGAACAGAGAAAAATATACTACTGTGGAGGACGATATAATTGCGGCTTTTGGTTTTCCACGTACCTTAATCACTGGTGAAACTTTAAGGTCTAACGTATCTGGTGGTACTGATTTTGCGGCGTTCTCTCCTATTGCTACGATGGAGACAATAAGAGATAGATTACTTGAATGGCTGAAGATTATGTATGGTGAAATAAAGGATAAGAACAATTTTAAGGGGCAGGCTGTTCCGCAGTTTACACCTATGAGACTTTACAAACTAATTGACCTTAACACTATTGGTCAGACTCTTTACATGGAAGGTAACATCTCACGTAAGAGCAGACAAGAACTTGTTGGTTTGGACTTTGACACCGAACTTGAGAGAAAGGCTGATGAAGAGAAGAGAATGAAGGAAATGGGTGTACCTGATGCTCCCGAACTTCCATACTCATCTCCAAGTATTGGTAAGACTCCCGATGGTGGCGGTGGTGCTACTCCAACTCAAGTAAAGCAAACTAAACAGCCTAAACAAACCAAACAAGCTTCAGAGAACAAACATGGTGAATTAGGAGTGGCTGATGAGTAAAATTGTAGCCATATGTGGTAAATTTGACCCCCTTCACAATGGTCATTTAGACCACATCATAAAAGCGTCAAAGTTAGGTGATTATCTTCTAATAATTACCCACACTGATGAGATGGTTGCCAGGACAAGTAATAAAGGAGTGTGTTTTGTCCCATTTTGGGCTAGAAAACTCATTCTAGAAGGTGTGATGATGCGTCTTGGCATCCAAGGAAATGTAATCCTGTCCATTGATACTGATGGTACTGTCACTGAGACGGTAAAGAAATATAGACCAAATATACTGGCTAAAGGTGGTGACAGGACACCAGAAAATATGCCAGATAACGAAATTGCTGGTTGCGAAGAAGTTGGATGCGAGATAGTGTATGGGGTTGGTGATTTGCTTAACTCCAGTAGCGACATCGTTAGGAGAGGAAATGAATAAGAAAATTTTGATAACAGGTATTTCTGGATTTCTCGGTCATCATATGCTTGAACACATATTAAGAAACACTGACATGGAAGTTGTCGGTCTTGATGGCATAAACTATGCGGGTAATCTTAATAGAATTACCGATATTGAGTCATTTAAGGATAATGAGGACAGGGTAAAGCTTGTGTTCCATGATATTAGGTCACCTATCAATGATTCTGTGGCACACCAAATTGGACAAGTTGATTACATAGTCCACTTAGCGGCTGAAACGCACGTTGATAGGAGTCTTATTGATTCCAAACCATTTGTTCTTACTAATGTTGTAGGAACGTGTAATCTCCTTGAGTATGTGAAGCACAACCAACCAAACTTGACAAAGTATGTCCAGTTCTCTACTGATGAGGTATTTGGACCTGCACCTGTTGGTACTGACCACAAGGAGTGGAATCCACACAGACCGTCTAATCCTTACTCTGCGGCTAAAGCTGGTGCGGACGATTTGGCTTTTGCATTTGCGCATTCATTTAATCTGCCAATCATCATAACTCACACTATGAACCTATTTGGTGAGAGACAGAATGTTGAGAAGTTTGTACCTATGACAATCCGTAAAGTTATGAATGGCGAGAAGGTCACTATTCATGGTACTGAAGGTAACGTAAGTACCCGTAAGTGGATTCACTGTAGGAATGCGGCTGATGCTATTCTGTTCCTACTTGACAAGGGTATAAAAGAGGACAAATACAACATTGTCGGTGAGGAGATGGATGTTTTGAGTATGGCTAAGTTCATCGCCAACAAGTTAGGTAAGGAACTTAACTATGAATATCTCGATTTTCACAGTACTCGTCCAGGACATGACCTTAGATATAGCCTTGACGGTACTAAGATAGCTGAGATGGGATGGAAAGCACCGATTGGTTTTCTTGAGTCACTGGACAGGGTTGTCACGTGGTCTATGGAAAATAAGGAGTGGTTAAATCTTTAGGAAAGGTTATTGGTATGAGATTAACAATAAGCTGTGCGGCTTTTAATAATATAAAGTATACCAAATTGTTTGTCAATTCAATCGTGTGTTCATATCCCCATGAGGTGTTCATAGTTGACAACGGTTCGGTAGACTATACACCTATTTGGTTAAAAGAGCAGGGCATCAAGCACACTAGGTATAACGAGAACAGGGGTTTTTCTTACGCTTATAATGATTGTTTGGACTACGCATTAAAGAATGATGATGACCTCCTTCTATTTTGTGGTAATGACATTGTTTTTCGTCCAGAGTCAATTGACTTCATGATAAAGGCAATCACCGAAAGCGACTACGAAATGCTTTGTGGTAACGAAGTTCTTAATAAAGAAATACTTACAGAGAATAAAGATGCTTTAGCTAACTTTAAGTACAAGTTCTCATTTGATGAGAAACAGTACACCGAATTAAAGTATTCTAAAGGTGGTATGAATCACAGTTGTCTGGTTAGAAAGAAATCGGCATTTGATAGGGTTGGTTACTACGATGTTAACTTCTATCCAGCCTACTTCGAAGATAATGATTATGCTAGGAGATGCGACTTATTGGGTGTAAAGTATGGTACTGTGGAGTCAGCCGTATTTTACCACTTTTGGAGCAGGTCAATTCATGAGGGTGGTTTGAAACAACTTAATGATAGACGTTTCACGCACAATCGAGCTTACTATGCTCATAAGTGGGGTGGTCTTGTTGGTAAAGAGACATATGACCTACCATTTGGTAACGGAGAACTTAAAATTGATAGCAGGTATTATGAGCAAAACCTACTGGCAGAACTTGGGGTTCTAAAATGAGTGAAGCAATCTCAGTAATCTTGTTGTCATACAATAGACCACACTACATACAACAAGCAATCAATAGCGTACTGTGGCAGACGTTCAAAGATTTTGAATTAATTATCGTAGAGAATAGTACAGATGGTGGCGCAACTCGTCAGGTTGTTGATGGTTATAAGACCGACCCACGTGTCAAAGTATACTATGAGGACTTGACTACAGAGCAGAGGCAAAATCAATGTATCATATCATACTTAAATAATAAGTACATTGATGTCGCACAAGGTAAGTATGTGTTTTTCTTTTGCGATGATGACATTCTGTTCCCCAACTGTCTTGAGGAGTTCTATAAGTTCGCAGAAGGTAGGGGTGGAGTAGATTGTCATTGTGGTCAGTTATGGCTTAACTTCAAGGACGGTATTTGGTCTTGGCAGAAAGAGTTAGCTTGGCATGGCGTGGTGTTCAATGCTCAGGTCTCTCCTTCGTGCAAATTAACTGGTGGAGCAGTAATGTTTAGAAAAGACCACATTCTAGAGATGGGGCAACCTTATTTCAGACAGAATGACCCAAAACATTGTGCAACAGCAGATGCAGTCTTTTTTGAAGATTTTGCTAAAAGACATCCTATTTATCCAGTTAATCAAACATTAAGTATTGCGAGGTTTCATAGTGAGCATAGAAGCTTTGAGTATTGGAGACACTAATAAAATAAAGTATTTAATCACGGACTGTGATGGTGTTCTTACGGATGGTAACTACTACTCTAACGAGAACGGTAAACAGTTTATTACTTTCAGTGCTAAGGATTCGGTTGTTCCTAACCTAGCCAGACGTACAGACTTGAAGGTAATCATAATTAGCTCTACAAGCATACCGCATATGGTTGAAAAAAGAGCTAGGGATTGGAACATAGAGTTTCATCACGCTAAACCATATCACAAACTTGATAAAGTACGAGAGCTTGTTGATGACTTGAGTACAGTCGCTTATATAGGTGACTCTATAGATGACATTCAAGTTTTCGATGAGGTTGGACTAGCATTCGCTCCAGCCGATGCTGTAGAACAAGCTAAGAAACACGCTGATTACGTACTAAAGAAACGTGGTGGTGAGGGTTGTTTGCTAGAAGTATTTTTGGGATTGAGGTTTAGAGATGAGGACTGGACAAAATTTAGACCAGATTAATTTTCTTAAAAGATTTTTTGATACATATTCTATTGACAGTCTTATAGGTTATATCGAGAACATCGAGAAATTGAAGATTCTTGTAATCGGAGAGGCTGTAATTGATGAGTATACGTATGGTGAGGTCATAGGAAAGACTAACAAATCACCATCTCTAGTATTCCGTCCACATGCTACGGAAACATTTGCTGGAGTTCCTATGAATGTGGCAAATCATCTATCAACCTTTTGTAAGAATGTTGATATTTCCATTATGGTTGGCAAGGACAACAAGGAAGACTTTATCACTTCTCACCTTAATGGTGTTAAACCTACTTTCTATACTTGGGACGCATCAACGATTACAAAAAAGAGATACATAGCTACATATAATAATAGTAAGGTCTTCGAGGTCTATGACTTTGTACCTAGCAAGTTTGACGACACCAAGTTAGTTACTGATGTGGTGTCAACCATAGGTAATTATGATGTAGTCATAGCTTGTGACTCTGGTCACGGTATGCTTACCTATGATGCTAGGGAAGCTTTGAAAGAAGGTGCTAAGTTTATCGCTGTCAATACTCAAATGAACGCTGGTAACATCGGAACACACTCTGTGAGAAAGTATATGGACAGAAAGCATAATATCTTTGTATGCGTCAATGAACGAGAGTTTATATTGGCTACTCACGAGACATGGGATAAGCACGAATCACTCGATGATTTATTGAGAGAATTCGATGGAAATATTACCGCTGTTACTACAGGACCATCTGGTTGCAAGGTCTGTAAGGATGGCGAAATAGTTAATGTTCCTGCGTTTGCACAGGATGGTGTTGACCCTGTTGGTGCTGGTGACGCATTCTTGTCATTAGCCTCACCTATGGCATACCAAAACTGCCCATTAGAGGTGGTCGGGTTCTTTGGTAACATAGCTGGTGCTCTAAAGACGGCTTACCAGGGTAATAAAGAATATATCACTAAAGATAGAGCTTATAAGTATATACTTGAGCTTATGGAGAGGATGTAATGAAAGTATTGGTAACTGGTGGTGCTGGATATATTGGTAATGTCCTCGTCCCCAAACTTTTGAAATCTGGACATGGTGTTAGAGTTGTTGATTCATTATGGTTCGGCAATTCATTGCCCAAGGAGTGCGAAGTTATAAAAGGTAATATCTGTAAGTTTAAGGATGAGTGGTTGGACGACATTGATACTATCGTTAATTTAGCCGCAACTTCAAATGACCCTATGGCTGATTTTGACCCATTTGTTAACTACATGATAAATACCGCTGGTACGGCACTTGTTGCTCATAAGGCTTATGCAGAGGGTGGCATAAAGTTTATTCAAGCAAGCACGTGTTCAGTGTACGGATTTGCTTATGATAAGGTGTTCACGGAGACTGATACACCATCACCAACATTTGCGTATGCTGTGTCTAAAATAATGGCTGAGAGAGCTTTGTTATCTTGGCAGGATAGGTTACACCCAACAATACTAAGATTTGCCACAGTTAATGGTTATTCTCCCCGTATGAGATACGATTTAGTTCTTAACGTTTTGACCAAATCGGCTTTACAAGGTAAGATAGTGGTTAATAATCCTAAATTGTGGAGACCTATTGTTGATGTCAGAGACATTGCTGACGCTATTACTACTGCTGTTGAAAAACCAGAAGTTGATGGTGTATTTAATGTGGCTGAAGGTAGTTATACTATTCTTCAAATCGCTGAGGAAATATCCAGATGTTTGACCATGATGGGAAAGCGTCAACCAACCATCGAGATTCGTGGTGAAGCCGACTTGAGGAGTTATAAAGTTAATACCTCTAAAATCGCAAGAGAATTAGGTTTTGTGGCTTCATATGCACCATATGATATGGTAAAGTCAATTGTCGAGAAGGTTGATACTGGTGAGATAAGTGATTTTGACAGTGACAAATACTACAACATAAGAATATTCAAAGGGTTGGCAGGGGAGTTTTTATCATGAAGTCACCTAGTGAGTTAAGAAGAGACACCTTTGAATTGGCATTAGAAATACAGTGTCCGCATATCGCACCATCTTTGTCAACTGTAGAGATACTGTTAGCGGTGTATGGTAGACTTGGTGAGCACGATAAGTTCATTTTGAGTAAGGGACATGGTTGTGTGGCATGGTATGTTATACTTAAAGATTTAGGATATAACCCACCATTAAAGCACCATCCAGATATTGATGTAGCTAATGGTGTAGAGTGTACAACTGGAAGTCTAGGTCACGGATTACCAATGGCAGTTGGTATGGCACTGGCTAAAAGATTAAAGGGAGAGCTTGGTACTGTTTATATTCTCATGGGTGATGGAGAATGCCAAGAAGGTACTGTTTGGGAGTCAGCAATGCTGGCTTCAAGATTCCATCTTGATAATCTTTGTGTCATAGTCGATAGAAACAATCTACAGACCCTCGACACACCAGATAACATTAGTAACATGGGTGATTTAGTAGAGAAGTTCGATGCGTTTGGTTGGCGTTCTTATGACGTTGATGGTCATGACGTAGATGATATAGACGATTACTTGGGTAGTGCTACTTGCGGTAGTCCTACGGTATTGGTTGCTCATACTACTAAGGGTAAAGGGATAAGTTATATGGAGAACAATTCTATCTTCCACGCAAGGTTACCAAATGACGAGGAAATAGAGATTGCTAGGAGAGAACTTAATGCGTAAGACGTTTGGTAAGGTTATGGTTGAATTGGCTGAGAGAGACCCAATGGTTATCCTTATCATTGGTGACATCGGGTTTGGTATTTTTGATGAGTTCAAATCTAAATTCCCTAAAAGATTCTTCAATATGGGAATCTGTGAGCAGAGCATAGTTGGTGTGGCGGCTGGTATGGCACTTCAAGGAATGAAACCCTATATTTATAGTATTACTCCATTTATACTTGAGAGACCATTCGAACAGATAAAACTTGATGTAGACCAGCAGAACACTAATGTTAAGATTGTTGGGTATGGTGACTATCCAGACCAAGGACCTACCCACATAACTCTTGACGACAGGACACTCTGTTCCATGTTTAAGAACATAGTCGGTTACTTCCCTAAGAGTGGGGAAGAGGCGAGACAAGCATTACTTGAGTCTTATGAATCTGGTAAACCAGCATTTATAAGCTTGATGAAGGATAGATAGATGACAGATAAATATAACATGAGTGGTCACAAATTATTGTGGCATTTGGATAGACTTGAAGAATACAGTAATGGCAAACCTGTAGTTCCATTGAATGTCCAATTAGGAATAACTAACGGATGCAATTTTGATTGTATTTACTGCTATGGTGCGGCAGTCATGGGTAAAGTAGGTGTTATGGATAGGATTGACTTGCCTATAGAAACAATCACCAGATTCCTGAAGGATGCGAAGGAAGTTGGGGTAAGGTCTATTTCTCTTGTTGGTGAGGGTGAAAATACTATTCATCCTAATTTTTATGACGTGCTGAAGTGTACTAGAGAAGTCAATCTTGATATGGGAATGGCAAGTAATGGTATAGCCCTTAAAAAAGACCGCATTAAGGAAGTTCTTGAGTCTCTTATTTGGCTCAGATTTAGTGTTGGCGGTGGCACGAAGGAGATTTATGAGAGAATTCATTGTAGGGACACTTTTGATAAGTTCCTTGATATTGTCTCTAGTGCTGTGGACACAAAGCGAAGATTTGGTCTTAACACTACCC